GATTTGCCTAATGTTGAAACATCTTTACCTGTTTTAGAGATAAAGGAAATTAAAAGAAAACTTTATAGGGCAGTTGCCAATGTTAACATCTTGGAAGGGATACGCTTTTATGTTAGTTTTGCTTGCAGTTTTGCATTTGGTGAACTTAAACTTATGGAAGGGTCAGCTAAGATTATATCGCTCATTGCCAGAGATGAAAATCAACATCTTGTCATCACCCAATCAATCCTAAACAATTGGAGAAAGGGTGATGATCCAGATATGGTTAAGATAATGAAGGAAGAGGAGCAGTGGACATATGATATGTTTGATAAGTGTGTAAATGAAGAGAAAGCATGGGCAGACTATTTGTTTAAAGACGGAAGTATGATAGGATTGAATGATAAATTATTACAGCAGTATGTTGAATGGATTGCTAACAAAAGGATTAAGGCAATAGGTCTTAAACCTTTATATGATGTTCCTGCGAAGAACAATCCACTACCTTGGACTACTCATTGGATTAGTTCTAAAGGATTGCAAGTAGCACCACAAGAGACGGAGGTAGAATCCTATGTCGTTGGAGGAATCAAACAAGATGTCAAAAAAGACACCTTCTCAGGATTCAAACTCTGAGGAAATAAAATGGGATTTTGAGGAAATGAAGAAATCTATTCTGGATAATGCTGATGATTATGATAAATTAGTAGGTGGTTGATCAAACTTAATGAAAAATAATCTTTATAATGGTATTAAGGAGCGTTTATTCTATACATTAGGAAAGCGTCCTCATAATGCTACTATCCATGATATCTACATGGCATTAAGTTATGCTGTGAGAGATCAGATGATGACTTATTGGTTAGATATGGAACCACCAACTCAGAAAGAGGTGGCATATCTTTCCGCAGAATTTTTAATTGGACCACAACTTAATAATAATCTTATTAGTTTGGGTAATAGAAAGGATGCAGAAGATGCATTGTTGGAATATGGATATACTTTAGATCAGATTTTAGATGTAGCAGAAGAACCAGGACTTGGTAATGGTGGTCTAGGTCGTCTTGCTGCATGTTATATGGAGTCTCTAGCAACTTTAGAAGTCCCTGCTACTGGTTATGGTATTAGATATAAGTATGGTATCTTCAAGCAGCAAATAAAGGACAATCAGCAGATAGAAGTTACTGATAACTGGTTGCATGGAGAATGGCCATGGGAATTATGCCAACCTGATGAATCTGTACTGGTAGGATTTGGTGGTAGAGTAGAGAATTATGTATCAGATCGTGGTAATTATAGAGTAAGATGGGTTCCTGATGAGCAGGTAATTGCTGTACCTTATGATGTACTTCAGATAGGTTATAAAGTTAATAGTTGTAATAGGTTAAGACTATGGAGAGCAGATGCTACTGAGACATTTGATTTCTATGCATTTAATATTGGAGATTATCTTGGTTCAGTAGAACAGAGTGTATCTTCAGAGACTATATCTAAGGTATTATATCCTAATGATGGAACAGACCAAGGTAAGATACTAAGATTGAAGCAGCAGCATTTCTTTGTAAGTGCTTCTCTTCAGGATATGATTAGAAGCTTAGAGAAGAGAGGATATGAAATAGAAGATTTTCCACATCATTGGCAAGTTCAATTAAATGATACTCATCCTGCTATTGCGGTTGCAGAACTGATGAGACTCCTTGTAGATGAGAAGCATATGGAATGGGATGCTGCATGGGAGATAACCACTCAGTCTATTGCATATACTAATCATACTCTACTACCAGAAGCATTGGAGAAGTGGGATCTTAAATTGTTTAAGACTCTTCTGCCCAGACACATGGAGATTATCTATGAGATTAATCGTAGGTTCTTACAGATAGTAAGACTTCATTATCCTGGTGATGAGTCTATACTAGAGAAGATGTCTATTATAGATGAGCGTGGTAATAAGGCAGTGCGTATGGCACACCTTGCTACTGTAGGATCTCATCATGTAAATGGTGTTGCTGCATTACATTCTGAATTAGTTAAGACGCAGTTGATGCCAGAGTTCTATGATCTATGGCCACATAAGTTTACCAATGTGACTAATGGTGTTACTCCTAGAAGATGGGTAGCATCATGTAACCCTCCTCTTGCAAGTATATTTAATGAATATGCTGGTGAAGATTGGATTACTAGTATGGATTCTTTAAAAATTTTAGAAGATAAGCAGAATGATTCTAGTTTACTGCGGAAATTAGGAGAAGCAAAACTAATTGGTAAGCATAACTTAGCAACATATATCTTTGACAATCTTGGTATATCAGTAGACCCCAATAGTCTATTTGATGTGCAGGTAAAAAGAATCCATGAGTATAAGAGACAACATCTTATGGCACTGTGGGTAGTATCTCAATATCTAAGAATTAAAAATGGAATTGATGTCGTTCCTCGCACAATAATCTTTGGTGGTAAAGCAGCACCTGGTTATTATATGGCAAAACATATTATTAATTTCATTTGTTCTATTTCAGAGGTGGTTAATAATGATCCTGATATGGATGGTAAGTTGCGTGTAGTATTCTTACCAAACTATAGTGTGAAGTTAGGAGAGAAGGTATATCCTGCTGCTGATTTGTCAGAACAGATCTCTACTGCTGGTAAAGAAGCATCGGGTACAGGTAACATGAAGTTCCAAATGAATGGTGCCTTAACTATTGGTACATTAGATGGTGCTAATGTAGAGATAAGAGATCTTGTAGGAGGAGAGAACTTCTTCCTCTTTGGACATGATGAGAAAGGTATTGCAGAACTATGGCAGAATGGATATGATCCTAAGCACCATATGAGTCCAGAACTATGGGAAACTATTAATCTTATTAGGGGTGGTCATTTTAGTCAGGGAGATAAAAATACATTTAGACCTCTAATGGATAGTCTTCTTAATCATGATCCTTTCTGTGTTATGGCAGACTTTTCTGATTACTGTGATGCTCAAGATAGAGTAAGTAGTGCATGGACAGATATTGATGGATGGAATAAAATGTCATTAATTAATATTGCACGGTCAGGTTTCTTCTCTTCAGATAGATCTATTAGAGATTATTGTGCTAACATTTGGGGAATCTAAATAAGGTATGAATATAAGAATTGGAAAGTGGAAACCTATGAAAACCCCTGGATCTATGATGGTGTAGAATTTACATCTGAAGATATCAATGATTTCTTTGGTTTCGTTTATTGTATTACAAATCATCAGAACCAACGAAAGTATATTGGTCGAAAGTATTTTTGGAAGTTTAGAACCCCTAAGGGTAAAAAACGCAAAGTAAAATCTGAATCTGATTGGAAGAAGTATTATGGGTCTTGTCCAGAACTTAAAGAAGAAATTCAACAATTGGGTAGACAGAACTTTAGCAGAGCTATCCTCAGCTTACATAAAACAGCTGGCAAAACAAACTTCGAGGAAACAAGACAACTGTTCGTCAATGGAGTCCTTACCGAATCACTTGACGACGGTACACCCCGATACTATAATAGCAACATCCTCTCCAGATACTTCAGGAAAGACTATTATGGAACCGAAAACGACTGATGATATTGTTGCACATAACAGAGAATGGGCAATTGATAAGTTAGAATCAGCAGAATTGGTGGGTGATAAGATTGCACTCTATGCAGAATTTGAAGAATGGATCGAATTAGAGGAGCAAGAAGAATTAGAAATTATTTCATTAGAGGGAGATGACAATGTTAACGGTAAGATGCAATGAATGTAATAAGGAACTTGTAAGTAGTAGTAAGACTCAAGTGTGCGGTTGTCCGAACATGATGACCCTTACGGGAGATGCTGTATCAGCAAGAGACTTGAATATGGTAGTGATAACCAGAATGAATAGTAAGGAAACCGAAGGTCTTACTTCTCATGATCTTGAGTGGCAAGAAAAGAGAAGAAAGCGTAAAGTCCGAAAGTTAGACTTTGAAATTAAATAAATAATTATGTTCAAATCAACAACTTGCTGTGAGATTAAGGCAGGGAGGTTTGAAAGAAGCATTTTAAAACTTAAATGACCGACAGATCTATAGAGTCTGAGCTCAAGGATGTCCATAAAAAGTTAAATGATATTGAAAAGAAACAAGAAATGATGCAAAAATTATACCAACTTGATAGGGACAAGAGAGCAAAAATGGGGGAACGCCCATCTACACACCTTCACGAGATGACTTGACACCTATATTATAATATAGAGTATAACAATGGTTAATATATGACCGAGGATACCATTAAAAAAATCTGTTATACAAAAGCAGAAGTAGACGCAATGGTTGCCGAAGCAGTTGAAGAGGCAAGAAGAATAGATGAAGCTTCAATGGCAAAGCATAATCGTGAGGCAACAATCATCAGTATGATTCTTGGATTTACTGCACTTGCTTTGTTTGTTGATGGATTATTGCGTATACTTGGCATCATCCCGCCATTTATGCATCTTGATGTGAATGTTATTGATCAAGTTAAAGAACAAATTGAGACTGATATATTAGATGATGTTATAGATAAAGTAAGACAAGTACCAATTAAGAGACTCCTTAATCGATGAATCCAGTTACTGATATACTTTTTGCTATAGCATGGTTTGTCTTGCTATTTTGGGGAATTAGGTCCATTGTTAAAGGATGGGCTATGATGAGAGAACCTCAACCTTTTAAGGGTTATATGAAAGGTGAATGGACTACCGAAGTAACTAAGAGGGTTCATCCTGAGATGCAGGATGTTGAACCTGGAGAAAAATTATTAGGAGTAACATTTTCAAATAAAAAAGAATGTGATCTAGAAGAATATAAAGCACTTCAAAAACGCATAGAAGAATTGAGAATAGAACTTGAGATGGAAGATGATGATGAGGATGATGATGGTGATATTGTGGTTAGAGTTTGATAACCGAATACTTGATTAATTTTAAAATACCATATATAATCTTACATAAAAAGATAACATGAAAATTTTCTTAGACACTGCTGAAACTGATATTGTTAGTAAGCATTGGAAGACTGGACTTATTGATGGTCTTACTACAAATCCAACCTTGATTAGAAAGAGTGGTAGAAAGCATGAAGAAGTTTATCAAGAACTAAAAGATATTGGTATCCCTGATATCAGTATGGAAGTTATTGGTAATAAGGAAAATATGATTTCTGAAGGCAAGAGACTTCATAAGAAGTTTGGTAAGGTTGCAACTATTAAAGTACCTTGCACACCTGATGGTCTTGCTGCATGTGCTAATTTATCTTTAGATGGTATTAGAGTAAATGTAACTCTTATATTCTCACCAGCACAGGCAATTCTTGCTGCTAAAGCACAGGCAGCATATGTTTCACCATTTGTAGGTAGAGTGGATGATAATTCATTTGGTGGTCTATGTTTAGTTAGAGAGATTGCTAAGATATTCAGAGAGCATATGGTAAGGACAGAAGTTCTTGCAGCATCTGTAAGAGATGTAAGATCTGTAGGTAGAGCATTTGAATATGGAGCAGATATTGTTACAATGCCAACAGGAGTATTTGAGAAGATGTATAAGCATGTATTAACTGATGCTGGACTAAAGCAGTTTGATATTGATTATGCAGAAAGTTTAAAGGCAGACGCTTCATAGTCTGTCCACTTGACTAATATCAATTTTTTTCCTATACTTCTAAAGTAATCAAACAAAGCAATGACGCTTACTTCAAAGTTCAAGAAAGACATAGGCATCCTTCGGGCTGCTGCTAATAAAGAAGTTTTTTTGGATGTAAAGAATCCAAAACTATATAAGAAAGTTAAAAGATATTATAAAGATGAAGTTTATTTAGATGGTGAAGATCCTGAAAGAGATTACAGTCTTGTGGTAGAATGTCTGAGACAAGATCTAGCGGAGGTGTCATAATGAATGTTCTACTTGAAAGATATCCTTATCGTTATGTTGAGAACGGTGTGTTAGAAAACGGTAAACCTGATTTTCGTATTCAGAAGATGGATAAGTATTCTCCCAGATGGAAGGATATGTATCTATGTGACAATGGTATGCAGTTAACCTATGCTATGGAAGACTTGGATTATACCAAATGGTTAGATCCTGCAGGTGTTCCTTGTTATGTAAAGGATGAAGTTTCAACTTTATAAATAAGACTAGCGGAGTTAATTTATTAAAATGGCAAAAGGAAAAGCATCAGTTTCTTCAAGTGGAGCATCAATGTCTCAGTACGATGTAGAAGTTGAAAAAAGATTAAAGGCACTAGAAGCAGTAGCACATCCTGTACCTACAGGTAAGACTGCAGGTGGATTAGAAGCAAAAGTAGATGCTCTTATAGCAACTCTAAAGCAACAGTTTCCTGCCAAGTTTGCCGATCTTTAAAATATACATAAAATTTTAATACTAGGGAGGTTGACAAACAACCTCCTTTTTTAGTATTATACATACTATACTAATACAGTAATTCTCAATGAGTGAATATAAAAAGACTGCTCTCGTACTAGGTGCAGGTGGTTTCATTGGTAGTCACATGGTAAAAAGACTAGTATCTGAAGGGTACTGGGTTAGAGGAGTAGATATTAAATCACCTGAATATAGTGAGACTGAAGCACATGAGTTTATACATGGAGATCTTCGTGATGTAGATTTTGTGCGTAGAGTATTAGAGTTCAAAGGAGACCAAGGTAACTTTTATAATGATGTTCCTTATCAGTACATCTTCCCTTTCCATGAGATCTATCAGTTTGCTGCTGACATGGGTGGTGCGGGATTTGTATTTACTGGTGAGAATGATGCTGAGATTATGCATAACTCTGCAACCATTAATTTAAATGTGTTGGAGATGCAGCATCAGATGAATAAAGAGTATGATGTTTATCATGATTGGACTGAAGCAAATAGACCTCAGAAAGATTTCGAGACTAAGATATTCTATTCTGGATCAGCATGTATGTATCCAGAGCACAACCAAGTAGACCCTAACAATCCAGATTGTCGTGAAGAATCCGCTTACCCTGCTAACCCTGATTCCGAATACGGATGGGAAAAACTCTTTTCGGAGAGGTTATATTTCTCTTATAGTCGTAATCATAATATTCCTGTTCGGGTGGCTCGCTACCATAACATCTTCGGACCAGAAGGAACATGGGATGGAGGTAGAGAAAAAGCTCCAGCAGCAATCTGTAGAAAAGTTGCTTATGCAGAAGACGGTGGAACCATAGAAGTCTGGGGTGACGGAGAACAAACCCGTTCCTTCCTTTACATTGACGAATGTATAGAAGCAACTAGGAGATTAATGGATTCAGATTTCCAAGGACCAGTAAACATTGGTTCAGAGGAGATGGTAACTATCAATCAACTAGTAGATACTGCTGCACGGGTTGCTGGTAAGACAATAGAAAAGAATCATATCGATGGTCCACTAGGAGTTCGTGGACGCAATTCTAATAATGATGTGATAAGAGAGAAACTTGGATGGGACTATTCAATGACCCTTGAAGAAGGCATCTCTAAAACTTATGCATGGATTGAGGCACAAGCAAATGTCCCTGTCGCAGTTTAATCTTGTTGGGGATACCTTTACTCATTTAACTGGTGGCAATAAAGGATACTCAGTACATGGAAAAGAATCTAAGTACATTGAGTGGGTAAAGGATGGTGGAGATGCCACTTTCTATATTGATAATACTATCAATGTTGGTGTGCAGGATGGTAGAAAAGGAACGAAATATCTTTGGTTATTAGAATCAAAATATATTAAACCAGGATTGGTTGAAAGTATTCTTGATAATGATAATCCTCTTTGGCAAGATAATCGTAGGATTGTTGAAGATACCTATGATACTATTTTTACCCATGACCAGAGACTTCTTGCTCTTGGTGATAAGTATAAATGGGTTCCTGCTCAAGGATTTTGGATTAAAGAACCAAAGATTTATGAGAAATCTAAAATGATTTCTATGATTGCCTCAAACAAAAACATGTGTGAGGGTCATAGAGTGAGATTAGAATGGGTGGATATGATAGGTGACCAAGTAGACCTCTATGGTAGAGGGTTTAATGAGATTGCTACTAAGGAAGAAGGTCTTTGTGACTATATGTTCTCAGTAGCAATTGAAAATGGTCAGTATGAAACTTACTTTACTGAAAAACTTCTTGATTGTTTTGCCACGGGAACAATTCCTGTCTATCTTGGTGCTCCTGATATTGGAAACCATTTTAATAAGGATGGTATAATAGATTTGAGTATGGAATTTGATATTTCTGACGAAATCTACTATAATAAGATGGATGCTATCAAAGAAAACTTGGAGAAAGCAAAGAGTATGGAAGTCTTAGAAGATTTTATCTGGGAAAATTACTTAAAATGAGCACATTAGTATATGTGGGAACCAATGTTGGCAACTCCCTATGGAATATGATTCAGGATTATGATAAGGTTTATGCCTTTGAAGCAGACCCTGAAATGTTTAATGAACTTAGAAGAAGGTTTCGGCAATTTGAATGGGTAACCTTAGTAAATGCTGCTTGCAGTGAAACTAATGGTGAAGTAGACCTTTATGTAACTCCTAATAGAGTCTCTACTAGTCTATCTGATGCATCAAAAGCAGAAAAGGATGGTGGTTGTCCTCCAATACTTAAAAAAATTAAGGTAGAATCGATAAATCTTGCTCATTATCTTAGATATGAGGGTGTTATTGATATTGAAAGGTATCAATCCGATATACAAGGAAGTGATTTGACTGTTTTAAAAACTATGAAACAGTATATTGATAATAAGAATATAAAAAGTATGTTCATAGAGACTCATGGTAATGGTATTGAGATATATGATGGATTAGATAATCAGTTTGATGGGTTTAAGGAGATTCTTTCTGAGAATTATAACTTTGTACACGCATCTTTGGGTAGTCAGAATGGTAGAATAGTTAAAGAGGAAGATATACCTGAAGGTGAAAAGGAATGGGACAGTTACTGGGAGGTTAAGTCATGAGTTTTACTGAAGAGTATCTTAATACTAAAAGCATACAGAATGTTGTTCATATAGGTGCTGATAGAGGTGGTGAGTTACCTCAATACAGGAACTTAGGTGCAAAGAAAGTTGTATGGGTTGAAGCAAATCCTGATGTGTATGGTGAACTTTTAGAAAACTTAGGGATTATGAACATCTCTGAGGTGGAAAGTATACCTTTTAATCAATTAATATCCGATACTGATGATGTATCAACAGAGTTTAACATTTATTATGGACCTGATGCGGGACATCTAATAGGTAATAAAGGAATGTCTTCTATGTTGAAGGCAGAATACCCAGTCTCTGAATGTTATAAAGGTTCACTTGAATTAAATGCTTTAACATTAGATACTTTCTTAGAAAGAAATGAGTTGGGATTTGATTTTGATATGGTCAACATTGATACTCAAGGAGCAGAGTTTAAAGTATTGAAAGGTGCTAGTAAGCTTTTAGAAAAAGTAAAGTATATAAATTGTGAAGTAACATTCCATACTCCTCTCTATCAGAATAACTCAACATTTGGTGAGGTGAATTGTTTATTAGAGAGTTATGGGTTTAAGAGAATTCATGTCGATTATTGTACTGAAGGTAATTGGGGTGACGCACTATACACTAAGGAGACATTATGACCGACATTAAGTATCATTCACAGGTAGGACAGGATAAGTTTGTTATCAATGCATTAAAATTTAAAACCAATGGATTCTTCTTTGAGTTTGGTTCACAGGATCCTATTGAAATCAATAACTCATATACTCTTGAGAAAGAGTTTGGATGGACTGGAGTAATGTTTGAGTGGGATGAGAAGTATGCTCCTTTATATGAAAAGCATCGTTCAGAAGATACAACATTTGTTATTGCTGATGCTACTGCAATAGATTATAAGGAAATTTTTCCTGCATTACAAGTTAAGAAAGAGTTAGATTATCTTCAGATTGATTTGGAGTCAGGAATGGGTACACCATTAGAACTGTTAAAGAAATTAGATGAGGAAGTGTTAGATGAATATAAGTTTGCTACGGTAACTTTTGAACATGATATCTATTGTGCTAGACCTAATAGTACAGATAATGTTGGATGTGATGAGAATGGATGGAGACCTTTTGACCCTGATAATTTTCATAAGGTAAGGGATGGTTCTAGAGAAATCTTTGAGAAGCGTGGATATGTTCCTGTACTTAAAGATGTTAAGTGTAGTAAGGAACATCAGAATCCTTTTGAGGATTGGTGGGTGCATCCTGACCTAGTAGACATGGAGCATATTCAAAAGATAATTGATATGAATCAGGATATCTATGAAGATAATGATGTAACTGGAAGAGCAATCTCTGGTCCTCATGTAGTATATCCATGAAAGTATGTTTGGTAAAACAACCAAGTGGTATTGGAGATGTTTTATTCTGCCAGAAAATAGCAAAGGTTATACAGCAAACTACAGAATATAAACAAGTCATTTGGCCTGTTGCACCAGTATATTCATATCTCAATGAGTATATGGGAGATGATGATCTTTATTTCCCTACTGAGGATAGCAACTTTCCCTTAAAGGAAGTTTATCAGTCAGGTAGTTTTCAGATACTTAAGTCCGATAACTTTATTTTTATTCCATTGCAGACAGCAGACTATGTACTGTCTCCTTGTAAGTGTCATAATAATCCAAGAGCACATGGACATATTAAATATAATTTTTGCAATATAGATTACCTTGATTGGAAAGACTATCTTGCTTTTAGAAGATTTGAGGAAAGAGAAGCTGCTCTTATAGAACATCTGGGGTTGAATATACTAGAACCTTATAACATAATCAATAAGAGTTGCGGAACTCCTCCTCACTGCATGTATAGAGATAATATTAAACCAGACAATGACTATAAGAATGTGTACATGGAACCGATAGAAGGGTTTACTTTATTTGATTGGATAAAAGTATTTGAACATGCAAAAGAAATTCATACAATGGAGACAGGAGTTTATTATATTCTTGATAAGATGGGATTAGATAATGTTTATATCTATTCTAAGTATACTAGTCAATGGAACCCTGAAAGACATCTTCCTGATGACTTTTCATATATGAAAGACCATTGTAATCCTAAGTGGAGGTATGTGAATTGAACATTCTTATTACTGGTTGTGGTAGTGGACTAGGTAGAGGATTCTTTGAGATGAGAAAGGACTACTCTCATAATGTCTTTCCTCATTTTAGAGAACCGATATCATATATTCCTTTAGAAGGTGATAATCAACCTCTTCTTGGTGATATAACAGACCCTATGTTTTATGATAAGTTATCTTCTTTCCTAGATGATAATGATATCAATGTCTTTATTAATAATGCAGCTCTTCATAAGCAAGAGAATCTATTAGATACTAGTGATGAAGATATTATTGCTATGGTTAATACTAATCTTACATCTCAGATACTAATACTTAAGAGAGTCTATAAGTTTTTCAAAGAGAAAGGTGATGGATTAATAATCAATATCAACTCAGTAGCATCAAAATATCCTTCAGCAAAGGAGACTATATATTCAGCAACTAAATCTGGATTAAGTGCTTTCTCTAAAGCATTGCAATTGGAGTCGATAGGTGATAGAATTGAAATAGTTGATTTCTTTCCTGGTGCTATGCAGACTCGTATGACATTGGGTAGGGATAATTATGAAACTCTTATGAATGTAAAAGATGTTGCAGCAATGATTTATGATGTCATCTCTAATGACAGAAATATTTCTATGAATGAAATTGTAATTCGTAAACGGGGTGTCTAATGGGATTGTTACGGGAGCATAAGTTAACTGATTATATTGATAGATATAATCTTAAGTATTACTTTGAAACAGGAACTGGTAAAGCAGAATGTTTAGAGTATGCATTACGATATCCTTTTGAAGAGTATTGGACAGTTGACATTGATGAAGATTTGATTGAGGAATCTTTCAATAAGTTTAAGAACATGAGTAAGAATATTAATCTTCTCATAGGTAAGTCAACAGAGATATTAGATGAGTATGTACCTCAGATACCTAAAGAATCTCCTACCTTATTTTACTTAGATGCTCATTTTCCTGGTGCAGATTTCCAGAAGTGTACCTATGAAGAATCTATTAGAGAACATAAGAAGGATGCATTCCCTCTTGAAGAAGAAGTGGATGTTATTCTAGAGAAGAGAGATATATCTAAGGATGTTTTTATCATAGATGATTTGGTATTGTATGAAGAGGGTGATTTTGAATGTTTAAAGGTTGGTTGTGTATGGGAATATGGATGGTTACAAGAAGAGTTGGATTTGAAAACAGATTCTAAGTTCTTGTATGAAAAGTTTGAAAAGACACATGACTTTAAGAAGGATTTAAGAAGTCAGGGTTATCTAATTATTACTCCAAAACAAAATGAAAGCAGCGATTCTTGAGAAAATAGACGCACCACTTGCAGTCAGAGATGTAGAACTAACTGAATTAAAGTTTGGTCAGGTACTAGTAAAGGTTCTTGTAAGTGGTCTATGCGGTGCTCAGTTACATGAAATTAGAGGACATAAAGGAAATGCTAAGTTCCTTCCTCACCTTATGGGACATGAGGGATGTGGCATAGTAGAAGAAGTAGGACTTGGTGTTACCACTGTTAAACCTGGTGATAAGGTTGTAATGCACTGGAGACTTGGTGAAGGAATGGAAGCACCTTTCCCCAACTATGTTCTAGATGGTAAGACTATCTCTAGTGGTAAGGTAACAACTCTAAGTGAATACTCTATTGTATCTGAGAATAGAGTGACTGCTATTCCACCTGAAACTCCTAGTGTCCTTGCTGCTATGTTAGGATGTTCTCTTACGACAGCATTAGGTATCATTGATAATGAGTGTGACCTTAAGTTTGGTGAGACTGTAGCAATTATTGGGTGTGGTGGAGTTGGTCTTAACCTCATTCAAGCAGCAAATATGAGAAGTCCTGTGAAGGTATATGGGATTGATATTAATAAGAAGATGATTGATTTGAGTTATATTATGGGAGTGACTTACTTTACTGAGAGTATAAATGATTTAGAAAATAATATAGATGTTATTATTGATACTACAGGTATTCCTCAAGTCATTGCAGATGCATATAATAAGCTTGCACCTAGTGGTAGATTAATTCTTGTAGGACAACCTGCACCTGGTAAGAGTGTTGAACTACCTAATGCAGTTTCAATGTTTGATGGTACTGGTAAATCTGTGAAGGCAACTCAAGGAGGAGGAACGATTCCTCATGTTGATATACCAAGGTATATTGAGTTGGCAAGCAGAGGTATTATATCTTATGAGCAACTTCACACAGATACTTTTACATTAGATGAGGTTAATGATGCCTTTGACTTGCTTAAGTCGGGAAGTGCTGGTAGAATAATGATCAAGATAGGAGAAGATGCATGAGAAAACAATGGACTAAAGAGGAGTTGATTGCCTTTGAGGATCATATAGGTGATCTGTATATGGATAATCAACTTCCTTTTCTCTTTCATCTCTCAGGAGGAAATGAAGAACAATTAATTGATATCTTTAAGGATATTAAAGAAGGTGATTATGTAATTTCTAGTCATAGAAATCATTATCATGCTCTTCTTCATGGCATCCCTCCAGAGGTAGTAGAAGATAGGATTAAGAATGGACGCAGTATGTTCATTTATGACCGTGAAAGAAACTTCTTTGTTTCTGCTATCATTGGTGGCACTCCTGCTATCGCTGCAGGGATTGCATGGGCACTGAAACGCAAAGGGTCAGACCAAAAGGTATGGTGCTTTGTTGGAGACGGTACAGAGGATAATGGACACCTCTCAGAGGCAGTTCGTTATGTTGATGGGTTTGATTTACCTTGTAAATTTATCATAGAAAGCAATGACAGATCATGTGAAGCAAGTAATGCTGACCGTTGGGGCAAGACAGGACATCCAACTTGGAATTCTAGCAATGTTATTAAGTATCATTATGAATGTACTTATCCCCACTGCCGTAAGCCAGGGATGATTGACTTGTCTAAGGCAGTCAAGAAAACAGATAATGAATACTTCCCTCCTCTTACACCTACTATACCTTATAATCATTTTATAGGAGAACAAGATATATCATATAAGGATGCAATGATTCAGTCTATGACTGAACTTGGTGAGGAAGGTGCAATCTTTATTGGATATAATGTTAAGTATGGTAATGCTATAGGTACATTAAAGAATGTACCTGATGACCAGAAGTTAGAAACACCTGTAGCAGAGAATCTAATGGCAGGTCTTGCTATTGGTATGTCATTTGAAGGATTTATTCCTGTCTTATATTATGAACGACATGACTTTATGTTGGTAGCAGCAGATGCTATTGTAAATCATATTGATAAGATTGAACGCATCTCTCATGGTGAGTTTAAGTGTCCTGTTATTATTCGTGCAGTCACTGCTGATGCTGGTCCTTTCTATTCTGGTATTACACACTCACAAGATTTCACTAATGTCTTTAGAGAAGCAGTTAGTTTCCCTGTTTTAGATCCTACTAATGGTGAACAGGTATTAACAGCATTTAAAGAAGCAAGAACTAGTGGAAGACCACTTATGGTAATCGAAAGAAAGTCGAGGTACTGATGCTAGAGTTTAATAATTGTCCTTATAGAAATGCCCCTTATATGGGACCACATAGTAAATGGATAGTTGATATTTACCAGAGATACTTTGGTGATAAGACTGATGGATTTTTAGTTGAGATTGGTGTAGGATGTGTACTTGATTGGAAGTTGATGGGTCAACCTAGAATACTAGATTGGGAGAAGGATGAAATCATTAGAGGTGAGAGTCATACTCTTGAGTTACTAGAGAATGGATGGACTGGAATTTATATTGAGAGTATCCATGAGATTATGGATAATGAATTTGAACCTCTTATAAAGAA